ACTGGTAGTAAGCAAAGCAATCTCTTCTTTCTGCTTAGTGATATAGTTAATTACCTCTGGCGCAGCGGGATATTCAATCCCGTCAGACCTAAATTTCGACAATGGAACATCAGGCATATCGTCCTCCACTTCAAAAGAGACCAATTCATCCGCATCAAGCCTGATGCGAGCATTACCGGCACGACCCTTGTTTACTACCGCGAGATGATTGTAAACAATATCACGTTGAACTTGGTCATACTTTTGTCCATTCCATTCGCCAGGAACAGCATCAATACGACATTCATAACCCAAAGATAATTCTCGTTTCTTCCCTATTTTATTAACGTTATGAATTACGATATCAGCAACTACATCACTATCTTGCTTTACTCCTGGCCCCATAACCGAACCGACAACGATGCCGTCAAGGTTACTGTTAGTGTTAAGGATACCTCTATGTCCGTCGGTGATGGGCATTCCTCTGATGCTAGTAAGACTATCAGCTTTGAATACTTCTTCATCTGGTCGGTATTCACGAATTGATTTGCCACTAGCATCTTTGTATACAAATATACCCGATCGTGTAATTACTGGTCGATCAATAATCCAACCATCTTTACTACGCTCCGCAGTAATAGTTATATTGTCATATCTACTAGGCATCAGCTTCTTCCAACAGTGATGCTTGGAACTCTAAAAATTCTGGTAAGATCGGTTCTGCCCAACACCGGCACTGATAATCATCACCGGGATGACCCGTTTCTGCTGGCGGATTATCCCAAGTGAATGTTTGATCTTCATTATCAGCATGAGTATCTCTAACCCGTTCATCCCCCACTGTTCGCCAGATGTAACTATCTACACCCATATCAACTTGACGTTCCATCGTCAATTGGCCATTTAGTTTAGCAATCTGATCACGCGCAATTAGTTTAGCGCGACTATCTGATACATCAGTTCTTTCAGACATTATATTGAATACTGCTTCTTTAGCATCCTTCAAGTTGGTGCCATCAATCAAAGCTTGCCTAGTTTGTTCGGCAATTTGCAAGGAAGTTTTATGCGGGATATCTTTGATTAGAAGGCTGTTGTTTCTAGACCAATTCTCTAGCAATACTTTGAATTGTTCTGGCCGTTCCTTAGTAGGATCAACACCATATTGCGAACGAATCAATCTAGTCCATTCAGCCTTATTGTATTGGTTAACTTGTGGCCCAACCCGTAGCATTTCTTTAATCGCTTGATTAGTAGGTTGCCGCATATCAGTGGCAATCTTTTGCATTATCTGATTAAGTTGATCTTGCCAACCCAAAGCATCTTGTCGGATTTGACCAGTAGGCAAGTGCACAGCAGTGGCCTCTTTCGCCATTATTTCTACATATGGCGACATATTACGCTTCAGAATTTGTTTATATTTACGGTTCATGTTTAGTAGTATCTTGCGATACGCAAACTCCTGGCCGATGGGATATTTCATCGGCACAATCTTAGGGCGTTTTCTAGGCATTTACTTCAACAATCATTACTCCTGGCGCCATTTCTATCGCCACAGATACGGCATCATGTCTAGTATCAGTAGCAACATTACTTTCCATAGGATCGAATACTTTGATTGATTTCTTGGCCTTATCGAATGATACTATAATTTCAACCTTATTTTCATCCTTAGCAGAATACCAAATAGGCACTAGAAACCGATTATCGCTTGCTTGATATACAACATAATCCATATTTTCATTCATACCAGATACAATAATATCCAATTTGCCAGGCTCAAAGCCATGCTTATCCCCACGATCATGACATATACTACATAGGTTCTTCAAAGCATCTGCTACTGGCCGAGGATCATTTGCGTGATCCTTCGGAAACAACCCACAAAGATAAGCAGTTCCATAGTCGAATAGAGCATACCACCATAGACCAATAGTGCCGTTTTGGGCACAACGCAATAGAGTTATCAAAGTATAGTATGCATCTCTTTCACCTGACCAACCAGATTGATCTGGTTTGTGTCCTTCATTATTGTATAGTGTTGGATGAAACTCTGTTAGATGGATTGGCTTCTGTGCATATACACCCCACAATCCACCGATGTATTCATTGACCGAATATCCAGTATTAGGAACGTCAGGATTGCCAGGAGGATAATAATGCCCATTGCCGTGATCAAATTTAGCGTTAAGAGAATCCAAGTTATCTTGGTTTCCACAGTAACCAGTTATCCATCCTTCTGGATGCGGAGTTCCAGCAACGATACTTGGCCCCATTACTTTGGCGTTCAAATGCTCAGACCACCATAGTTCATTTTGTATGTCTAGTGTTACATTAAATGGAACTTCACCACTACCGAAATTTGTATTAGGTTCATTCAATCCTTCGATCCATTTAACTCCACATTCAGGATCGGCAGCTAGACTAATCATAGACGGAACATCATTAGTCGAACCATTAGCACCAACGCATAACGTTACTTCAGTGCCAGGTATAGCAGTAACAATTTGACTTAGCCAATCGCGTTGCATATCTTCGCGTCCAGCGTAATGATATTCGCGGATACGAAATGCGTGACCACTATCTCCAAGGATATATTGTAACGCAGCAATAACACTATCAGGGCGATAATCAGCCGGCCATGATCCCCATTGGTTATGTTCGTCTAGCGAACTAAAAGTGTTTACGCCAAACAAACCAATTAGAGAAGCAATGCGTTTCGCTTGAATACCATTAGTAATAGGATTAGGTGGTGCTACTGGCGACTGGCCACCTTCAAGCACAGTTACCCGTGCCTCCAATTCATTAAATTCATCTCTGGTAACATAATCAACCATTACTTGCCCTTAGCTTAGAAGCATTTTTAGTGAATGCTTTATTGAATTTGTGTATATCAGCAGCTTTCTTTTCACGTAAAACCGCCCTGCTCCATGCGAAAGCGAATTGCTTCGATGGGGTTCGGATATCCCATTGGCGCGTGCCGGGACTCATACAGTCCAACAAGATCGGTAAGGACATCCAGTTCCTCGCCCGCCGGAGTGCCGTACTCGGCGTCCATGAGCACGTCGATGCGGGCCAGCGCGGCAGCATAGTCTGCCGTGGTTCGGATCGCTCGAATTCTGCTCATGTCACACCTCCTCAACGTCGATCTTGTCGTATTCCGTGTGCGTACCGACAAACCGCACATAGAGCCTCTGGTAACATAATCAACCATTAGCCAACCTCGACTTAGCAGCATCTTTACTGAATTGTGTTTTGAACTTGACTCTTACTTGTTTGTTTTTCTCGCGTATCTTCTTACATTCTTTACAATCTCTATTGCCAGTGGTTGACCATGTCCACGAACCTTCCACATATTTGTGGCCACGTTTACATTCAGTTCGTTTCCATTCGTTACTCATGGCGTAGTTGCCGGCTTATTAGGATCTTGTGGAACATCTAGTTGCGAAGTATCTATACCAGCAGCATAGTCCATAGCAGAAACTGCTGTGTCCGGTATTTCATCAGGGAAGTCATAATCACTATATTTATTGACAACAATCTTACGCACTTCTTCTGGCGAAATAATTCCTCCATTCATCAAAGTCATCAACATCGTTACTTCAGTATTATTAGCTTGCTGATTTAGATTATTGGCGGTTGCTTGTTCTTGATCGCTAGCTTGCCATAGCGGATTAAATTCAATATGCCAAGTGTCCGGTAGTTGTCCGGTATAGGTTCGTTGGACATACAATATAGCTGTTAGTTTCTCCAATACTGGTTTGGCGATAACATGCTGGATATGGCCGACCATTCCATAATAAGACTCCAGATCACCAGCACCAGTAGCATTGAGTCCAGTGGTGGACTTACCAAATAGTATAACCACAGGAATGTTAGCTGAAGCGCTAATCGCAACTTGATATTCTTGCAATACAGATTGTATGCCATCAAGCCCAAGGTTCTCAATAGTGTAACTATCGTTTTTATCCACAACGACACTGTTGAGATTACCACGGACAAGATCAACAAGGTTGATCCGCTTAGAAACCAAATCATCTGCTTCTTGAGCGAACAATTCACCTAGACCATCCATGGAATAGATGCCTTGTTGCTTACGCTCAAGTAGTCTTATTGACCACTGTAAGGCTTGATCGTATCGCGAAATGTCCTCTATGCAACCAGTAATAACTGAACGACCAATCCAATTCATAGACTGCATATGCACAAATCTATCAGGCAATGGTTCGCCAGACATTAATAATAGTCTGGTTTCGTGAACTCTAAATACTTGAACTCCTGGGGCGGTAATGTCGTAGAACATTGGTTGCCCAATTTTCCTGACATTATCAGTATCAAAAGCAGTATAGGTAATTTCAGTAGGCTTAATGCTTGGTAGCGGATAGACTTGCAATTCTTCTACAGTATCAATTGCATCAAAGTTTAATTCATCTTCAAAGGTGCCGCCATCTTTAGCGATGATTAGTATGGCTGCTCCACCATACAGCCTTGACCATCTAACCGCATCAGCCAATTTAGGTAGCACAAACAAACGATCATATTCATCTTCAATAGCGCCTTCCTCATCTCCCTCTATTATAACGCCTTGTTGAAAGCAATCATCAGATGGTCTATCAATGATCTTCTGCACGATACCATTGTTCAAGTATAGATCACCATAATCATACAGCGAAAATCTATTAGACCAATAGCGCTCTAGACCACGACGCCAATTATTACTGCGATAGAAAGTATTCGATGTTCTATCTAGTCCAGTCGTATTAAGACCAGACAGAACATTTTGAAAACCGTCTTGTCTCATGATGCTAGCGCCAGCCATTGCTTCTGTTTATCTGCGCCAGCAATACATTCAAGGAATGCACCGCTACTAGCATCAACGTAATCATCATGAGTTTTAGATGGGAAAGATTCCATTTCTGACAAGTAATTTTTAACCCATGGGCCATCGACAATATCAACATTGCCAATTTGCCATTGTGCTGATAGTGGCTCTGCTCTAGTTCCTTTTGGTCCAGTTTCTCTAACAGAAGTAATACGATGACCAGCTAGCATAGATGTTAGACTAGTAACTTGTTCTTTGCCGGCTTGGCCAGGATCTTGTGGCAATACAATAACTACTTTCCTACCATAATTAGCTTTGTCTTGTTCTGCGGTATTCTTTATTATTTCTCTAACGATATGTGCGTTCTTACGTATATTGATACCATGGGCAACTACAAAGCGGCCATTCTCTCTACGGCCCATTAGCACTGATGCCGTAGCACTAGGACTTGGGTTAGTTTCACTTGGTTCTGTTGCTGCTAAATCCCACCGTCTAACCCACACTTTTACATCAGTAGGAATAGCCGGCAGTATACTAACGCAATGAGCAGGAAAATAAGAACCTGATACCGGCTTAATTTTCCAATTGCCACTTAACAGCCTTTCACGTTCAACTCTATTGAGTGCTGTTAAATTAGCTTTATAGCCAGGGTCAGCAGCAAGTAAGATTTGGTTATCATCTAATGTTGCAGGTATGAAAGTAAATGATTTCGGCTCTAAACTAGGAAATTGTGATTGAAGCTCCTGGCGGGAATCTGCCCATACTAACTTAGAATCAGACCGCACAAAGTATCTAATGATACCGCTACGTTCAAGTATCGGATATCCAGTATCTTGGTTAATATACCAAGTGATCATATCTGCAATCCAACTATCGGCATCAGGATTGCAGGTTGCTCTAATGTATGGCGCTACCCCACACATACTACGGTTACGACTAAGCATATACCAGAATTGCCACTCGGTAAAATGCGTTAGTTCATCATAACCAATAAATGGTATTTGACTGCCTTGCCAATCATTAACATCTAAGATGTTATGCAGATGGGCAAAAGTAATAGTTGCGCCGGATTCAAATAACCACTGATGTTGTGGTGACAGTCTAGGAGTGGCACCTAACTCGCCATAGATTTGCCAACTAGTATCGAACAAGCCGCCTTCATTAGTGATCTGCACTGCTTCACGACGAAAGATAACGCCGCCGTATTCTGGATTATCAATATGTCTAGCGGCTTCTAACAGTAACGCATAGGTCTTACCGCCACCGGCAGCACCACCATATATGGCGATATCTGCCGATGTAGCCAGGAACGCCGATTGCGGTCCTGGCTGCGCCTTTAGTGGAAGTGATGGTTGCCCATCAAACAAAAAATCGCGCGCTCCTACTTATGCATAGTTATATGGTGTCGGCTTGTGCTTATAGCGGATAAACCCAAGACCAATAACACCGAGACCAAGCAAGGCAAGAGCAGCAGGCTCTTTTGCAGCTACAGACGATGAAATGTTACCAGCGAAGTCAGCAGTAAATCCACCAATAGTAGTGCCATTAATATGGAGTAGTGGCACTAGATCAGCGAAACTAATATTGAAGGTCGAAGGAGGCTGAAGGATATTAGCTGGCAATACGCCAGATGTTAGTGTCAAAGTATCTGGCGGATTATTGACATTCACTGTCAAACCCGGTCCACCATTCGCACCAAACGCTGCATCGGTGAAAATTCCGCTCAAGTAATTGGTGCCGCCACAACCAATGGCGCTGGTAAAGCAGAAGTTGCCGTTGAAACGTTCGATTATTTGACTGCCGATTTGTGTCGCTATACCAACACTGTTCGCTGCCAGACTGAAGAAAGCATTAGGAATAACACCACTGGCACCAGTGGTAATAGCGGTGGATGCGCTATTAACCGCAATGTTGGTGGTTACGCCATTATCAGTAGCGAATACTGTAGGTGTGGCTGACGGATTTTGGCTGAACGATGCGATCAATGCAGCATTGGCTGCAAAGGGCAAAGTCAAACCAAACAACGTAAGAATAGCTGCTACATACTTACGCATTGGTGATTCCTTTTGGATATAGTCGCGCGTTATACTAGGTTACTATTGCGAAACGGTCTAGATACAATGCGGTAACGTTCGCGTTATATCGCGATTATTTTTCGTAAACTGTTCGAAACCAATATGTAACATCATCTATCGTTTCGGCAAACAAACTTAAA